CCTCCGACGAGTTCCTCTCTTCACAGCATTTTTATTTGAAAGCCTCGCCTTTTGCGCTTACCGACGTCGAGAGCGGGAACGAGTATAATACGCTCGTCGTAGCGCTCCTCTCCGTTGACGCAATGGTAAGAGAGGCAGAGGAAGCGATCGCGAACGCGAACGCGGCTACAAGCGCCGCAAACACCGCAACGGCGAACGCGAACGCCGCAACCTCCCGAGCTCTGACGGCGGAGGAATCCGCTCTCGCCGCGGCAGAAACCGCAAGGAACGCCGCCGCGAGTATCACCGACCACGAGCTCAAGAAATACTCCGTTCGTTTTTCGGGATCCGCTTCGGCGGGCACCCGTGAGGACGACGCGGTAGGTATGATCGCAAAGGTAGCGATCGGAGCGGAGGTCGTGCAAAATGACTTTGACAGCGTTCCGTTTTTCGATCGCCCGATCTGCTGTTGCACGTGGGACGCGGCGGCTCGCAAATGGCGCGTAAACGCCTATAAGGGCGAGCCCGGCTTCGCGTGGGACGGCTCAAACGGAGAGGTAATGTACGAATGTACGCCTTTCTACTACAAGGCAATTTTTGAGGGCGTCGGCTCTCCTACCTACGTTTCCGTAACGGCTACGCCTTGCGAGGGCTACGAGCTCGCTCCGCTCTTTAAGAACGACGAGGATAAAGTATATTGCCCTTGCTTTAATATGGCGCTCGTGGACGACGTAGCGGTATCAAGAGCGGGGCTCGTTCCGTATGCTTGCTCTCTTAATGGAGCTATGGAAAAAGCCCGCAAATTCGACTCAAAGGCTCACACCGAGACGATCGAAGCGCTCTTCTCGGACGCTCTTCTCTTATGGGTGGAGTTCGCTACGAAGAATTGGCGTTCCGTAATGTACGGTTGCGCTAACCTTGTTTATAACACTACGACGAGAGTATCGAGCGTCGTTTCGGAAACTGTTTTCAAAACGACCTACTCGGGATTTGTAGCCGGTCAGAGGATCGCGCTCGGCTCGGGTGAGTACGGCTCGAACCGCCACGCTTCCGTAGAGATCGCCTCGGTAGAGGCGGATCCTTCCGATTCTACGCTTTACGTCGTAACGCTCAAGGAAGCGGCGCCCGGACTCGCCGCGAACGATTATATTTCCTCGCGTATGTATACGACAGGCGCCGCGGCTCTCGCTGTTACGAACGCCTCTTCCGGATCTCCTGTATCGAATACGAGCGGCAAATATCCTTGTATTTGGAGAGGTAAAGAAAATCCGTGGGGTAACGGGTTCTCTACGCTCTGTAACGTTCTTACGAAGCGATACGGCGAGGAGGGCTCGTATACCTACAAGCTTCAGTATTTGCCCGATCCTTCCAAGTATGCGAACGGAGCAATTACAGAGGACTATATCGAGGCGAATTTCAACCTCGCAACGACCGACGGATACGCAAAGACGCTCGGACAGGACACCCGCTACCCGTTCCTCTTCTGTACGTCGGAGGTAGGAGCAAGCTCTACGAGCTATATCGGAGCTTACTACTATTATCCGCGCTACGAAGTATGCGCGGCTCGCGTTGGCGGTAGCTTCAACGACGGCGGTAACGTCGGGCTGTATTTCAACCTCCACAACGCCCCCGGCACGTCGAACGTCAGCTATGCCGCCCGCCTTTTTTGTTCCCCGTAATCTCGGGGGTTTGGGGGCGGGAGCCCCCTCGTAACGAATAGCAATAGAATTTTTATAAAGGGATCCGGAGCGCACCGTTTCGCGCGGTTCGCGTTGGCGGTAACTTCAACAACGGCGGCAACGTCGGGCTTTACTTCAACCTCAACAACGCCCCGTCGGACTCGAACATCAACTACGCCGCGCGCCTTTTTATAGCTCAACAAATAATATTACGCGCTCCGCTTCACCTCGCCGCTTGGCGAAAATCGTTGCTACGGCGGGGTTTAGTAAGCGAAAGCTCAACGACCTCGAAACTATAAAAAAATACAGAGAAAGAAGGTTTTTCACGTATGCGATCTTTCAATGTAGACCGTAATTTACTCGATCGTGAGATCATAAGAATTGCTATTCAAAAAGTATGCAAAAACAAACACAAGAAAAACGGTAGACCGACTCGGAAATACATCTACGCGCAGAGGATCCTCGCGAACCTCGACAAATACGTAGATAAAACCTACGATATGGTAGAGGCATATATCGCCGTAAAGGAAGCCGAAGCGAGAGGCGAAAAGGCAGATTCACAAACGTTTGCGAAAGCTTTCAAGCCCTCGCCGCAAAAGTTCTTTACGGTCGTTTGCGATAACGGAAAAGTAAGGGATATAGCCTCCGTTCCGATCTTTCCCGATCAAGTTATGCACCAACTCCTCGTAATGGTAGCCGAAAAATACTTTATGCGAGGAATGTACGCCTATTCTTGCGGCTCAATTCCCGGGCGCGGCGTTCACTACGGAAAGCGTTATTTAGAGAGGAGTATCAAGCGGGCGAAACGGTGGGCTCCCTCGGAGCTCAAGTATGCGGCTCAACTTGATATTAAAAAATGCTATCCGCACGTCAGACACGCCGAGCTCAAGGCGGAGATCCGTAAGAAATTCCGCGGTAATATCTTCGTTAGCCTCTGCTACGATATAATCGACAGCTACAACGAGGCGGCGCCCGATGAAGCTCCCCGCGGTTTACCGATTGGCTTTTATACGTCTCAATGGTTTTGCAATTTTCTTTTGACGCCTCTCGACCACACTATAAAAGAGCGACTCAAGGTAAAGATCTACGCTCGAAATATGGACGATATGGTAATGTTTCACCGCAACAAGAAGGAGCTCCACGCGATCGTGAGGGCTATCTCCGAAGAGGCGGGGAAATATGGGCTCCAACTTAAAGAGAATTGGCAAGTATTCCGCTTTGACTACATAGACAAACGCGGCAAGAATCGAGGGCGGGTTTCCGAGAAACATAAGAAACGCGCTCTCGATAACCACAAAGGGCGAGCGCTCGACGTGCTCGGGTTCCGGTTCTACCGGGATAGAATTATCCTACGTCGGAGATTAGCTCTCGGAATCCGCCGAGCGGTTGCTCGAATGTCGAAGAAATTCAAAGCGCACCGGCGAATAACGTTACACGAAGCCCGCTCTCTTATGTCGCGGCTTGGCGGCTTGCGGCATTGTAATTCTCTCGGCTTTTATGAAAAGTATATAAAGCCTCTTCTAAAAATCAAGAAAGTAAAGGAGATAATTCGTAATGAAATCAGAATCAACAGTAATGCCCGTTGCGCCGTATGAGCTCGAGATCGTAGGCGACGAGGCGGTAATCAAGTTCTACGACAACGTTACCGAGAAGGAACCGACCGAAGAGGGCGAGGCTCCTAAATGGGAGTGGGACGAATACGAGTTCCGCGTAAAGTATCGCTACAACCTCGCGGACGCGATCGAGGCGAACCTCGAGGCGTGGATCAGCGCGGCAAAGGCGAAAGCTTACGAGGACGCGGCGGCGGAGATCAGAGCGAAGCGCGACGCGCTCCTCAAGGAATCCGACGCTACAATGTGCCTCGATAGAGCGGGACTCAAGGCGCCCGAGGGCTCGGCGTTCTCCGCTTGGCTCGGCTTCCTCAAAGCAATCGGAGAGATCCTCTCCGGAAAGTGGGCGGTATACCGTCAGAAGCTCCGCGATATTCCTCAACAGCCGGGATTCCCGTTCAACGTGGAATTTCCCGAGAAGCCGGAGGATTAACGAATGGATAACGCCGTAATTATCCCCCTTCTCGCGCTCATATCGGGTGCGATCGGCGTTTGTATTTCGTGGATAGCCTTTAACCGCAAACAGAAAAAGGAAGCGGGAGAGGAAGGAGAGAGCCGCGGCGTAATGGCGTCCGATATAGGCTACATAAAGGCGGGCGTAGACGATCTCAAGCGCGAGACGCGCGAAACGAGAACCGACGTCCGAGAGCTATCGGAGCGCGTTACGCGTTGCGAAGAATCCGCAAAGCAAGCGCACAAAAGAATCGACGAAATTCACGATCATATAGAATCGAATACGTAAAGGAGATTTTCAAATGAAAGAGTTTTTTATGAGTAATTGGGCGAGCCTCCTCGTGATCCTCGTCTTTGTAACCACCCTCGTAATTCTTGCTATCAGAGGCAAGAAGGATATTGTAGCGAAGATCCTCTACGCGCTCGTTACTGAGGCGGAGAAGATCTACGGCAACGGTACGGGATCCGTAAAGTTCGCCTACGTCGTCGAGAAAGCCTATTCCTATCTCCCGGCGATCCTCAAGGTATTTATTACATACGAACGACTCAAGACAATGATCGAGGACGC